TTTAAGACCCGACCTGATCCGAGTCAATGACAACTAAGCCCAGAAAGTCCAAAGCCTTACGAGGGGCAACAAAGCCGAGGCTTCACAGCCCACTTCTCACAGGTAAAAACAAGCTGCAAGATGTAAAAGACTTGTGCGACATTGTAAAGATACCTTTATTGCCGTGGCAGGAGTTCGTGTTGAAGGACATGCTCACTGTGGACAAAAATGGTCTCTGGATCCGTAAGACAAACCTCATTCTTGTGGCGCGGCAAAATGGTAAGACTCACTTGGCGCGTATGTTGATCCTTGCACACCTGATCAAGTGGAATACCAATGTCCTAATCATGAGCTCTAACAGAAGCATGGCTCTGGACACCTTTAGACAGATCACTAACTTATTGGAGACCAATGACCACCTTAAAGGATTCGTTAAACAGATCCGACACGCAAACGGCACAGAGTCTATTGAGATGCTATCTGGAGCAAGGCTCGATGTTGTTGCAGCAACTAGAGATGGAAGCCGAGGCAGATCCGTCAATGGATTGCTCTACATCGATGAGATACGAGAGATCACAGAAGATGGATTTAGAGCTGCTACTCCTACGACTAGAGCTCATCCAAACTCTCAGACGCTTCTTACCTCTAATGCAGGAGACGCTTTCAGCACTGTCCTTAACGACTTACGAGAGCGAGCTATTGACTATCCGCCAAAGTCTTTTGGATTCTATGAATACTCAGCCCCTCAATACTGCAAGATAACTGACAAAGATGCATGGGCTTTGGCTAACCCCTCTTTGGGATACACCATCACAGAAGAGGCGATTGAAGAGGCGATTGCTACTTCGCCGATTGAAAACACACGCACTGAGACTCTTTGTCAATGGATCGACTCGTTAAGTAGTCCGTGGCCTCATGGCATTTTAGAAGATACCTCAGATGCAACTCTTGAAATGTCAGTGGGTGCTTACACAGTCTTTGGCTTCGATGTAAGTCCGAGTCGTAGAAATGGCTCGCTCGTTGCTGGTCAATTACTACCAGATGGCAGAATTGGCATAGGTATTTTGGAGACTTACAGCTCTCAGGTGGCAATCGATGAGTTAAAGATGGCAGCTTCTATTAAGGCTTGGTGTGACATCTATAAGCCACGGCTAGTGTGCTTTGATAAGTACGCTACTCAAACTATTGCAGATCGTCTTATGAATAGTGGCGTTGTCTGCGAGGACGTAAGTGGGCAGCAGTTTTACAAGGCCTGTGGAGATTTGTTAGAAGGCTTGGTCAATCATCGAGTTGTCCATAATGGACAAGCAGAGTTCATCCAGCAGATGAATAACTGTGCAGCTAAAGTCAATGACTCAGCGTGGCGCATCATCAAAAGGAAATCCGCTGGAGACATAAGCGCGCCGATTGGCATAGCAATGGCAGTTAGCAAGCTTATGATTCCGCAACCTAAACCACAGATTTACGGTTAGACACGCCCTAGCATGTTGTCTAATTACTTGACAAATGCTACACTTTATGACTATGGGTCTATTCCGCAAAACTGAAGCAATCTCTGAAGATAAGCGTTCATCGCTTTTAGCGCAATATGCCCCTAGCATTATGGGAGAAAATCTTAACTCCCTTTACAATTACATCCTCCCTCGTGTGCAACGTAACGAAGCTATGTCAGTACCTTCTGTCGCGAAGTGCCGCAATCTTTTAAGTGGGGTTATCGGCGGTCTGCCACTCAACTTGTATCGCACTTCGACAGGTGAAGAATTAGGCAATCCAGTCTGGGTTGATCAGCCAGCAATCAATCAGCCTCGCTCTGTAACTATGGCGTGGACTGTTGATTCATTACTTATGTATGGCGTTGCTTATTGGCAAGTTACAGAATTGTATGAAGAAGATGGTCGACCACGTCGCTTCCAATGGATTCCGAATGTTAAGGTTACATTTACTACTGATCTATATGGCATGACTGTCACTCAGTATTACATCGATGCTGTTGCAGTACCGATGTCAGGTCTCGGATCTCTAATCACATTTCAATCTTTTGATGAAGGTATTTTAGAACGCGGATCTGAAACAATTAGAGCTGCAATCGATCTTCGTAAGGCAGCAGTACAAGCTGCATCGACTCCAATGCCGTCGGGCGTGTTGAGGAACAATGGAGCAGACCTCGATCCTAAAGAGATTGCTGGACTTCTTGCAGCATGGAAGAATGCGCGTAACAATCGTTCAACTGCATATCTAACATCTACTCTCGAATATCAACCGACATCATTCTCACCTAAAGACATGATGTATGACGAAGCACAGCAATTCCTAGCAACTGAAATTGCTCGCTTATGCAACATCCCTGCTTACATGCTTTCAGCAGAAGCTAATACATCGATGACTTATGCCAATGTGCTTGATGAGCGTAAGCAATTCTTCTCAATGAGCATTGCTCCATACGTAAATGCGATTCAGGATCGTTTATCAATGGATGACATTACTGCTCGCGGTAACTCTGTTCGTTTTGATGTTGATTCTTCATTCTTGGCAACAGAGCCAATGGAAAGATTGCTAGTAATTGAAAAGATGTTATCTCTTGGCTTGATCACAGTTGAACAAGCTATGGAGATGGAAGATCTAACACCTAACGGCAGCGAAGGAATCGAATAATGGAAAACCAAGTAATCCACTTCTCATCTGGACTTATTGCCAATGTTGAAGAACGCTTAATCTCAGGCAAAATTGTGCCAGCAGGTACAGGCGAAGTCGGAAACACTTCAGCTGGCAAAGTCGTATTTGAGAAGGGCGCAATCGCACTTCCAGAAGATCCTAAAACAATCAAGCTTCTTAATCAACATGACATGAAGCAGCCATTAGGCAAGGCAACACAATTTACAGAGCAAGAAGATGGCATCTATGCATCTTTCAAAATCTCACGTTCTAATCGTGGATCAGAAGCTCTTATCCTTGCTGAGGAAGGGTTACAAAGTGGCCTTAGTGTCGGAGTCGAAGTTATTAAGTCAAAGCAGAAGGGCAACGTAATGCATGTGTCCGCTGCTAGATTGTTCGAAGTAAGTTTGGTAACAGAGCCAGCATTCAAGTCGGCTCAAGTTATCGATGTCGCTGCTGAGGAAACTCCAGAGGCAGTAGAAGAAATCCAACCAACAGAAAGCGAGACAGCTGTGGAGAATACTCCAGAGACAGTTGCAGCACCAGTAGAGGCAGCAGCGGTTGAAGCTGCTCGTCCTGTGGTAACAGCAACTACATTCGTGCGCGAGCGCGTAGCACCAATCACTTCAGCACAATATCTAGAAGCAAACATCAAGGCAGCTTTGGGTGATGACGAATCACGCCGCGTAGTTCGCGCAGCAGATGATTCGACTTCAAACAATACTGGTCTAACTTTGCCACGCCACCTAGACACATTTATCACAGACACCTTCACAGGTCGTCCAGCATTCGAAGCAGCAACACGCGCTGCTCTTATTGATTCAGGCATGAGCTTCACAGTTCCACGCCTATACACAAACGCTTCAACAGCAGATGTTGCTCCAACAGTTGCAGACACAAACGAAGGTGCAGCACCATCTGAGACAGGCATGACAAGCGCGTACGATACGGTTTCGATCGAGAAGTTCAGTGGCTTGCAGCGTGTAAGTTTTGAGCTCGTAGATCGCTCGTCTCCAGCATTCATGGAATTGATGATGGCAGAATTGCGTAAGGCATACGAGAAGGCTACAGATGCAGCACTTCTAGCACAGTTCATCGCTAACGGAACAACAGCAGCGACAACAGCAGCAACAGCAGCAGGACTACAGAGCTTCATTTCTGTAGAAGGCGCAGCAGCATACAAGGGTACAGGCGGAGACTTCGCTAACAAGCTTGTTGCATCAACAGATCAATGGGCAGCGATCACAGGATATGCTGACACAACAGGTCGCCCACTTTACTCAGCACAGGGAGCAACATTCAACGCAGCAGGTAACGCAGTAGCGAGTTCTGTGGTTGGTGGAGTTCTTGGAACAGATCTGATCGTGGATCACAACATCTCAGCATCAGGAATTGTTGATAACTCAGCCTTCTTAGTTGCACCATCTTCAGTGTATGTCTGGGAATCACCACAGACACAGCTCCGCGTGAACGTACTTACTTCAGGCGAGATTGAGATCAACCTATACGGATACCTAGCAATCTACTTGGCTAAGTCAGGTAAGGGCGTTCGTAAGTACAACCTAGCTTAATAGGTTACTAAGTCGCTCGAGGGGGTCAGTAGCCCTCTGACTCCCTCGGGTCTTTAGAAAGGAAAAGGAATGGCACTAACTACAGTCGCAGAGTTGAGATCGACTCTTGGCGTGGGTACTTTGTATCCAGACAGTACGCTTCAAGAAGTATGCGATGCTACAGATGCCGTCCTTATTCCTATGTTATGGGCTAACAATTACTTTAACATTGCACAAAGCAATACAGCCACTACTGGCACACTTTATTTTGAGGACAAAGTAGAAAACATTTTTTATGTAGGGCAGACAGTCGTGGTAAGCGGAAACCATTCGCACCATAATGGATCTAAGACTCTTACTGAAGTAGGCGATTACTCAATCACTTACAACATCACAGGCAACAACAATGTGCCAGCAGTAGAGCATCCAGTTCAACCTTTTGGCACAGTTACAGCAACAAATTACACAGACTGGACAACTGACATGGCAGTCCAGCAAGCAGCTTTAATGATCGCTGTTGAAATCTGGCAAGCGCGTACAGCCACCCTTTCAGGCAGTAACGCAGTCGATTTCCAGCCCTCACCTTATCGAATGAGCGCCCAGCTACTCGCTAAGGTAAGAGGATTGATCGCGCATGCACTTGCGCCTACATCGATGGTGGGATAATGCCAGTTGCAATCACCACACTTCGCACCACTTTAGCAACTGCCCTAGTTGATAACTCTAAGTGGCAGACCTTTGCTTTTCCTCCTGCCACGGTTCTGGCTAACTCTGTGATCGTGTCTCCAGATGATCCTTATCTAACGCCTAGCAACAATCAACACATCACCATCAGCCCTATGGCTAACTTTAAGATTATTATGACTGTGCCTTTGTTTG